ACCCCGGCATCCAAAGCCTTTTCCTTATTTGCTACAACATACCTCATATCAATTATTTATATATATGTTCCCGTTACTGTCCGTATATTCATTTGTCCCATCAGTCAATACAGAGAAAGCCTTTTTTTGCTCGGCCTTAATGTACACGTCCAACCAATCGTCAAGATAAGTTTCACCAATACCGGTTCCATCCAACATTATCACAGTTTTTTCCCCCTCCTGCCATTGTACCCCGGTCTTATTTGCACTGTCCGTAAACCATACCATGCGGATAATCGGTGCCGGTATCGGCACAATTTCTCCATTCCACTGTACCATAGCTATATTCCTATGCAGGATTTCATCAGGATTGATGGAAGCCTGACTTGCCGGTATGCACGTAAATTTTGGATAAACACGATTGACGGAGAATTGCTGTCTTGCAACCTCCTTTCCACCAACCTTCACCAACAGCAAGTAATCCCCCTTCTCGACCAAACGCAAGTCCATTATCAGGCTGGTTAAGGACAAAGCCACTATTTCATGGTTTGCGGTAGTCAGCATTGTTTGACTTGATATGCTGTTCACCTGATAAAGTTCAATTGTATATCCGGTAGTTATTTTATTCACTCCCTTTGTTACCATAAGTGGAATGGTGCGCTCGTATGAATTTTCATCCAAAGCTGCATTCCTATTGGCCGTAGATGCGGAAATCAAATTGTTGGCTACCTTGTAATCATACAACAAAAGCTTGTCAAGAAATGGATTGTACTGGATTATCTGACTATCCCCAATAGACAAACCGTAGGTATCTTCACTCTTATCTACCGTTGTCAACATGATAGAGTCAGTCTTAACGGGAATATTCACCCCAAGCCGGGTATCAGCTATCAGACCTTCAAAATACAACTCAAAACTTTCACCCGGAGCCACATTTCTGCTTATGGTAATGGCACCGCGTGTATCTCCAACCGTATCTATACTGTACTTCCCATTCCATGAACTGATTGCAGAAATATTCTCTCCATTAGCAAACCAGTTCATTTCTGCCAACAAAGAATTAACATAAGGCATATCCCAGCTACCGTCAGCGGCATTCGCTATGACTTCCGGTAAAATCACCAGTGGAGTAACCCCACGGTCAGGATCATATTCATTTGCCACCGGATTATAGACCTGATTGGCCGGACTGTTCGGTGTCATTATCTTCAAGCTTACTGCAATCGTAAGCGGTTGAAACTCTTTTCTGATTCTTTTCTTTTCACTCTCTATCATATCGTCACAATTGCTTCTACTGATGCAGTATCATTTGTTGCCGTTATGGTAAACAAGGTACTTACCACTGTTACTGAATTATTTCCTAAATCACTAATTTCCTTTGTGTTATGTATCGTTATTGAACCGTTGAAATCCTTATGCTTGATATTCCAAGCTTCATCATCGGCGGTATCTCCACTATCCCTTCGGATAGCCCATTGTCTAACTGTGTCTGTAATATCCTCCCAACCTTTAAAGACCTTGCAAGTAATTTCCATTGATTCACCATAAGCAAGAAAATTGTCACCTTGCGTATCAATCTCAATGCGTACCGGTGCATCTATCTGTAACTGTTCGATTGTGCCGGTCATATAAATGTTATTCAGATAAGCAGAATAACCGGTCATATCCAACCCGAAGATGTTGAGATTGCTCAAATCCCCATCCTGCATTGCAACCATACTCTTTGTAAACTCCCAGTCATTTACCCCTACCAAGAAACGGCGGTATGTCCTCGTCTCATAAGCGGAAGTCTGGCGTTCCTTGTTTGTAAAGTTGCCATAAGCGACAAAATGCAAAGCCTCACACGGATGGAAAGAATATTGCCAACGATCAGAAACACCACGAAGCACATAGCGAAACCTTTTGTTTGTTCCGGCATCCAATATTTCTGTAATACGAAAATAGATTGTACAGAAACCGGCAAACATACGGTTGCCACGGCTATCATCTATATCAGATACCGCATTATTCCCCGGCGTTTCATAGTCATGGAAATACCCCATGCAAATATCATCCACAGCCACAGCACCTATTTCACCGTCTTGTAATTTCAAACTTATTGTCCCGGAACGTAGCAAGTTACCATCAGCATCATAATCAGGCTCAACACTCTCTATAATTCCAGCACCGGGAGAACGCCATTTGTCACCAAGCACAATTTCAGCACGGTTAAAACGCAATTCCGGCACCTCTAAAAACCTGCGTAACGTGAGGCTTTCCATATACCCACGTCCCATGCTGTCTATTTTCGCCCCAAAGCCGGTCAAACCCTCTGCAAAACCGCTTGCACCAAAGATAGCACCGGCTAAGAAGCCGATAAGCCCAGCTGCCGTATCATTGTGGGTGCGCGAAAGAAAAAGCTGATTGCCCAGTGAACGGATGATAGACTGTATCTGTTGGGTATTCAAGCCACCGGTTCCCTGCCCACCACCTGCAATAGAGTCTATCTGATTTTGGATTTTTTCAAGCGATCCAACAGCCTTTTCCTCCCGAAGTGTCATAGTGTACTTCGGTATCATATCTTCTCCCTCTTTGATAATAAGGGTATCAATAATGATGCTGCCTTCAATACCAAGATCGCTATCAGTGAATAGCATCAAGTCCCCTTCTTTCAAAGTATCATGTATGCTTGCTTCCCCCCTTGCAACAGCCTCATCATGTTGGCGTGCCATGAAAATATCATCCACCTTCGGTTCATACGAATAGCGCACATAGTCATTCTTTGCAAGATATTTTTTCGCGGTAGCAAGCAACCGTTGTGAAGCGGCCTGAATATAAACGTCCGGCATATCAATATAAAGCAGGACAAACTTGTCACCGGACTTTATATTGTAATCCTTGTATGGGAAATATAATTTCAGACTTTCATCATATACACGGTTACAAGTCAGCACATATTTATTGCCCTTCTTCTCACATTTGGTTATTTCAAAATCCCGGCCACCACACATGCCGTTTTTCATGCTAATGGTGGCTGTTTCAGAAGTCAGGTAATCGTTTATATTGAAACCAACATCTTTTAGCGTTATTGTAAAAGGTGGGACATCTTCACCTTCTTTCAGGTTATCCATTGTACCATCATCTGTCAGTTGTTCAGCATCAGCCACTTCGTCAAGATTACCATTATCCCCGGCATCCAACGATACATAAATACCTGCATCTTTCAACTGTTCGGCGGTCATACCTTCCATTGAAGGACATATTTCTTCCAAATCACCGGTACCGTCAAAATAAACACTCCCTTCCCGAATGCCAAGCACAGCAATATTCTTGCTATCAATATATGGATCAAGCGTTGTCTTAGGAAAATCAGGTAACATCAGATTTTCCACGGCCATGTTATTCGGCAAATAATTGGTAAGAGAACTGTTTGAGAGCTTATTATAATACCGGTTAGGCATATTTCTTGTACTACCGTATGCACGCAACCGGGTAATAATCTGTTGATCCGCATCGGCTGTACGTTGAATTTCGTACAAACCGTTTCCACGTCCATACTTGAAAATATTGCCCACAGCAATACCGGCAGTACCGATTGTTATTGTCCGTCCACGAATAACGAAGTTCGCAGCAAATTTTGAATTGAACAACTCCAACGCACCCCATACCTTTATATTGTTCACATCAATGTTTACGTTGGTAGTGCTCACATATTCAGGGTGTACGACAACCGTCCATTTTTGTGCCCCGGTATATATACGGTCAAGATTTACTTGAACACGGTCTGCCAAATCTTGTATAGACGAAGCGAAGAAACTGAACTTAGGTAAAGAAGTGAAGTGTATCTGATTATCACTTTTCACATAATCAAGAAAATCACATCGCGTCAATTCATCTCCCGGCCAGTTGAACTTTACGTTATCATAGACAAACGCTTCTCCCGAAGTTTTTCTTGCCGCCTTTTTTAATGCCGTAGGATCATAGTTTATTTCAAACTTCTCGCCACGGTACATGACATAATCACCTATCTCAAAAAGAATGGGTACGGCACTTTTCAGAGTGCTTGTCACAAAACATGCACCCATCCATGTACCATTATACTCCAAACTTTTCAGCGTACAACGTACCGTATTGCCAGTTTTATCATAAACTTTCCATGCCATACAGCTATACTTTTTCAACCAATGAAACTATCTTTGTCGGTTCTGCAACACTATACGAGGGGATTATTTGAGTTCGAGGATCAGTCACTCTGAACTTTACCGGGAAGGTCAAGACTTCATCCATATTGGACTTGTTAAATTCAAAATCTCCAACCTCCAGCAAGTAAAGTCCTTGCCGCCCGATACCTGTGTGCGAGTTATATATTTTCAAGGTGGCACCGTCACCATTCTCCCCCGTTAGATAGTTTTGAAAGGCCATGATTTTATCGTATGCAGTACCTAAATCCCCTTTATAGCACATTTCGGCCTCCAAGTCGTATGCTTTTAATGGTAGCTTATCGGGTATGTAAGTATCTTCACCGTCTTCTTCCGGCCAATCTCGTTTTGGTAAGTCTTTCGTTTCCCCACCCGGTTTGAACGGAAATTCAGTGCATACAATCCCAAAATGCGCCAAGCTGTCTTTGACCGGAGCATTCTCGGTAGTTTTCTGCATCAAAATAGAATACGGTTCGTTCATATACACATATAAAAAAAAGAGCTTGCCGCAGAGATATTTAGTCTCCACAACAAGCTCTATGGCCTTATACTTTAATCTTATTTCAACGCAAATATAATTGTATTTTCTATATTATCATAGAAAATAGTGCCATAAAAATATTATTTTAATAGAGTATTATACTCATAGTCTATTCCGAACCGTATAACATGTTGAGAAACATGTATTTTATCACTTGTCAAATTATTATTAATTATTACTTTTGCGTATAATTATAAAAAGGAGTTATTATATGTTAGGAGTTTTAGTTTGGATAGTAGTGATTCTTCTGATCTGCTTTAGTGTTTTCGGAGGATCGTGGCTATTACCACTATACGTACTTTTTGTGGTGGTGTTAGGTTTTTACTTTGGCATTAAATATTTAGATATATAGGTTATGTGGAAATGTGAATCATGTGGATGTGCGAATGATGATAGTTTTACCATTTGCAAGTATTGTGGGTATAACCCAATGAAGAAAAAAGATAGTTCAATAGTTGAATCTAATAATGAAAACCAACCTGAATTTTCAGGAAGTGGTGTCGTTGGATTAAGGAGATTATATGACTTATCAGTGATAATGCTTATCATATCAGCTTTAATCTTTGTTGTTACGCTATTTGCATGTGAATTTGAAGCCTATAAAATAGAACGCCATTGGGGGTGGTTCATAATAGGACTGGCTGGAATAATATCCAACATAATAGCGATGCCAATACTGAAAGCATTAGCAACAATCACAGAAGCTGCATTTATTTACAAATTAAAACATAAACAGAATTAAAATGAAAAATATAATACTTATTTTTAGCATATTATCTATGCTTTTTACATCGTGTTCATCTGATAATGAGAAAGAAAATATCTATATTGATAAAAATAAAGAGTGGCTTGATGAAAATATTATTGGAGTATGGGAAGTTACGCATTTGTGGAATGATATAAGTGGTATATGGGTAGATGCAAATTGGGGATATTCTGATGCTAAATTTACATTCAATCCTGATAAAACTGTCAAAATAGAAAACTTTGATATTGATAATGGGACTTGGAACTATAATATTGCATCAGAAGATTACACCACTTTTATTGTAATAAATGATGTAAAGAGAATGGTTTTTAGCTTAAATATGAATGACAAAACACTTACATTATATAACTATGCTAAATTGAAAAAGAAATAGTAATAGACACATGGAATGTTTTATTCTATTTTGACAAGATTAGGGCTGGCTTCAAAGTCAGCCCAATTTTATTTTGTGCATTTAGTCACTCTTAGCCAAAAGTATTCAGCTTTCGAGATAATTCCATATTGATTTATTATTTATAGTGGATAAAATTTGCATTTTCTTGCTGTAATTGGAACACGGCAGGATAGTTCCTTTTTGAATATTGTTTTCTAAGGTATGATATTAAATTATCGAAGTTGGTAATAAATCCCTCATTGATTAAATCAGCCACCTTCTTTTCAAGCTGCCACAGTTCGCGTTGTTTGCTTTCATCACCCTGCTTGTTGCGAAGCATTTTCTCATGTGAATTAAACACAACCCAATTCAATGCTTCCCCAACCTTTTGCATTGCTTTCGGCATAAACTCTTTAGGAACTATCTTCTGAACGGCAGAGCCAAGTTCTTTGTAAGCATCCCCGGCATCGTTTCGATAGCGAATCATTTCATCATACACAAACCGTAACACTTTGACTTCAAAAGCCGGATTTATCCACATAGCAAATTTGATAAACAGAAGCGGATTCATCCAAACTTTATCGGGTGTTTTGCCTTCTTTCGTATTTCTACCCTTAACTTTTATAAGTAGTTGATTTTCACCAATGAGCATTTTTGCTCTATGGCTTTCATCCTCTGCAAGAGCTTTCAAAAACTCTGATGTATTATCAGATTCTAAGAATTTACTCATTTGCCTTCTCGGATTCCCTTCTACATTATTCCACTGCCGAAGCAATTCAGTTCCGTCAAAATAACCATCACTCGTGCGCTGAACCACAGAAAAACTATCAATGTATCGCACCATTTCTTGATTTGTTTTCATATAATGATTTATTAGATTTTACTTGCATACTATTCCTTACCCTTTTCTCCCAAACATACATACAAGCAGGTTCAGGAGATTTTTATTTATTTCTCTTTATACTATGTGTATATTGTCAAAAACTCGATTTTTCTGAATTTTCAGAGAAATAAATAGTAAACGCTATGCTACTGGTATTAATTCACCCTTAATCAGCTTTATGGCTTTCTTTACGTCCCAACCGCTTTCGCATAATGCGATGATAAAACGTACACCTTTCGTAGTCCATACTGTATAAACATTTGTTCCTATCGAGCCATCCGAACGTGTGTACGTCTGTGTACGTGTAGAGTGTATTCCCCAAGTAGAATAAGGAGTATGCAATAACCATTGTCCGCTTTGTCGGTAGATGACTCCGATTTCTTTCAGCTTCTTATGCAGCTTTTCGGCATCCATTCCTATCTGCTTGGCGACTTGTGTGCTCGTCTGGGTGTTTACACTCTGCAAGTGGTTATCATAATAGCTGACCTTCGGAGCGGCTTGAAGCAACTGCTCTTCTTGCAATGCGTTCTGTTGTTCAAGACGTTGCTTCTCTTCTCGCTCGTTCTTTAATTGTGTTGCAAGACTGATAACAAGGTCGGGATTGTTTATCATTTGCTCCAAAGTTGGCTGCATGGCGGTCATGCCATATTGAAGTAACTCTTTGATACGCTTATTACACCATATAGCAAATGATGGAGATAACCAACGGGCAAATTCCAATGCTACATCTTCGTGAAGCCATGTGCCTTGTTCGCTATTACCACCTTTAACTACTTGAATTAGTGCCGATATGGGAATATGCATATCGGCTGAAAGTGCTTCTGTGAACTCGGTAGTAGCTTTCAATCTAAGCCAATCCCCTACTAATTTACCAAACGGCTTTGCCATTTCTGTTGCATTTACCATTACATTATCATCTTTATAAAAAGTGATAGGGCTTCCATTATATTGAAAAATTTGATTTGTTTTCATATTATAAATTTAGATTTTACTTAACAAAGATTTCTCCCTTTTACGGGAAAGCTCACGCTTGTTTTCTTCAAGTTCTTCCCAACGATTAATAATTTTGGCTCGTAAGTTTGCATCATAACCACTTGCGAGAAGCAAGCAGTCTTTTTTAGTGAGAAGATAATAAGGATCTTTTCTTTCTGCGTTATTCCCTAACTTTGTGATTTTGAACATCAATTCAAAATTGAATTTATGTTTTTCTTCCAGTTGTTCAAGGATATTGCGAATATCTCGCATTACATTTGAATGAGTTTTGCCCGTAATTTCTGCAATCTGCAAGGAGGTCATTGTTCTTTTTTTTACCTTTTCCCTCATCAATAGGTATTAACTGATTAAAATTTTCCATATCTTTGCACTATAAAGTTAATGTTTTCCCCATCAGCGGCTCGGACATCTCCGCTTTTGGGGAATTATTTTGTCCGATCTTGTAGTAGGCAGGGAATCGAACCCCAATACGCCATTACTCGTACCTACTGAACCCTCCTTAATATAATAGTCACGCTTGACATAATAATAAAGAGAAAGGGCAAATCTCGATGAAGCCTAATGTGGTTGCCTGCCTCAAAGAGAATGCCCTATAATATTTTACTCCAGTTCATGACAACCACGAAATGAACCTAACAGCATTGTTTCCGACACAAATATAAAAACGATATTTTCACCATACAACAGACTAAAAATCAAGAAAATAAATTCGGTAAACATCAGTAACAAACGGTAAGAATCGGTAAATAAAAACAGTTACATTTACTCTAAAATTTAGACACAATATAAATAATGCGCGTATCTACCGTATTGTGATGAGATGTTGGTTGTCATTTATGATACCGTTCAAATAATTTTCAAATATAAAAGGCTGTAAATAAAGATATTGCAGAACATGCGTTAGTCCACATTCATTTTATATCTTACCATGACATTGCCATCGGCTTCAACTTTACAGTTTTTGCCATGAACATATACATAAACTTTAGCCATATCGCTTTGCCTTACATGTAGTATAGCCCGATCATATACACTCACAAAAACTTTGGCACAATCCTCCACTTCAAGAGTCAATTCACTATCATGCCGCAAATGGAGAGTAGCGGCTGTAAATTTGCTGAAAGAAAATTTGCCTGAACATTTACCGTTCAGCACATATACACCGTTGTCACCTCCGGTCACTGGTTCATCAACAAAAATATGGTTTTGATGGAGCAGACTCCGGTCAAAATTACCTTTTATATATTCCACTGTCGGATAATCGTGCTCAATACAAAAATCAATGCCTCGTATATACATTTCAATTAGTTCTTGCTGGCTTTTATTGTTTTGCCAGTCACCTTGCCATTGTGTGCAGAGGCCATACGATACGGCATGACCTCTCAATTCACTATTCAATCTGTTCATAATCATACATTAAACTTGTTTACACCGTTTATATTCCTATGCAGTATATCTCTGATCTCTTCCACAAATTCCACATTCTTTGCTGTATTTATCTGTATCATTGTCAGTTGTCGCAATTGTGCTTGTGCTATTACATTATAGGCCGGGAACAATTCTTCAACCAATCTGCGTACATACTCCCGTTTGACACTCACGTCAGCCCGGATTGCATTTATATAAGAAGCCAAAAGGTTAGCGGTATTTTCAGTAACATTCTGTATGCCTTTAGATAACCCACTTCCATTTTCTTCTTCCTCTTCTTTCATGCTGATACCATATTTCTTTTCCATATAGTTGTTCAGCTTGTCAAGCATGGAATAGTAATCATCGGTTTTCTCACTCACTCCCATTAGATAGTCCGCAATACTTTCCAACTCCCTTTCGTCAAGGGAGAAATCCTTGCCGAAATAACCACTCATTCCATCCTCACCGAAAAGCATCTTCTGAAGCTGTTGCATGGCCGGTTCCAAAATACTTATTTTGAGAATGGAGTTCATGACATCACCCATAATGTCGGCAACCTTATTTTTGAAAGCTTCGGCACCATCCTCGCCTTTCTGCCATGCCTCATACAAGGCATCTCCCAACTGCGAAGCCCAGTCTTTCAAATTAATGCCATAGAGAGATTCAGCCGTTTCCTCGGCAAAATCCTTTATTTGCTGTTTCATCTCCGCAATCTGATTCTCATAATCAGCTACCTTGCTATCATCCGTCTTCTTTTTATCAATTTCAGCTTGCCGTTGTTTCTCCAACTCTGAAAGTTGTTCTTGCATCAAGGCACGTTGATACCCGTATGCACCACCTTCATCGTATGCCGAAACACGTTCTTGAAGTTTTTCCGCTTCCTGCTTATATTTCTGTAAAGACATCAAATCGAAGATGTTGATCTTTCCCTTATTGTGTATTGCCTCAATCTGATTATTTAATTGATTCAACCGGGTACGGTCATTTTCTGCATCTACAAGTTTTAGTTCCGTGCCACTGCCCAAGAAATGTTCAAGAATACCGTCAATTTGTCCGTATTTATATTGCAACTGTTGAGCACGAAGTTTACTCTTTTCAATAGCCTTATCGAGTTTCTTATCATGCGCTTGTGCTATCTTCCCAATCCAGTTTACAGCTTCACCGGCAGCGGCAGCAATACCACCAACTATTCCACCTTTGGCAAATCCCTGCCCGATATTGATTATAGAAGACATGGCATCCTGCACATTGCCCATCGTGTCGGCCATGCCCTCATTGCCCAAAGCATCGAACATGGAGGACATTTGCCCTGCAAAATTGCCGACAAGATCAGCACTTTCAGCGGCACTTTCTCCCAACCGTCCGATTTTCTTTTCCAGTTTGTCGCTACCTTTTTCAGAAGTAAAAAGTTCTTTTACATTCTTCGCTAAGGTTTTGAATGGATTTACAGCCAATTGTGCATCTTGCAACTGGGGGATAGCTTTTATCAATTTATCCAACAAAGAATAAGCCCCCTTAACATTTTCAATACTACCATCATCTTTCGTGAAAAAAGAAGTAAATCCATTAGGCTTTCCATCGCTATCATAGGAAACCTTTGCATTATTCTTGATTTCCCTTGCGATACGTTCAGCCTCTTTCAAATCAGAGAATGAACGTTGCTCTTTATCTCCAAATATTTTCTCCCATTCAGGTAACAATTGTAATAAGGTCGATTTTAATTCAATCAGCTTCTTATTATATTCATCAAGATAAGCCTTCTGAACATTGTTTAGACCTGACGTATCACCAACCAACTCCCCATTTTTTCCGACACTTAATCCAGTCTTTGATGCGTACTGTTCACTTAATATTCGTATCTTTTCTATCGTTGATCTTGCATTGGCAATAACCTTTGTATCATCAAGTGCAATACTTACCTTATCTTTCTCAAATGCCTCTTTAGCATCCTTCCACACCTTAAAAAATTGCTTATATAATGGGCTGTCTTTACCTCCTAATATACTTTCTGCTTCATCGTCACTCAAAGTGAATGGAAGATCAACACCCTTTTCTTTGAGTTTCTTTTGTACTGTATCTATTAAATATTGCGCTTCATTCTCATAATCAGTCAAAAAACCAAAAGCATAAGTTGAAGCATCCTTCTTACTTGCACCGGCATTGATAAGCTGCTTGTATATATCCCATTTCTTTGAAACATCAGATACGTACCTTTCAAGTTCTTTTGCGGCCTTATCCGCAGCTTCTTTCATAGCATTGGCATCAATATCCGCAATGACTTTCCGTATGGAAACTTTCAAGTCCCTACGAACTTCGGTCTTATCGTCAAGCTGGTTAAGAATCTTATTCAATTCATCCCGATAATTCTCAATATCCACCGGTTCCTTCCCTCTAAACAAGGGGTCAAAAATGCCCGATTCTATAACCTTATTGGCAGCTTCTCCCTTTCCAACAATATCAGTCCACTTCTTATATTCAGAATATGCCTCCTTTAGTAAGTTTACCCGTTCTTTCAATCTTTCGGCGAAAGCATCCTTTTTGCTCTTATCCTTACTTGGATCAGTGAGAGAAAAACCGATTTCTTTGGCTCCTTTCTCGCCGGCTTGCATTATGTCGAAAGCCTTTTTATAATCTGATACAATTTGCTTCTGCCAATCAGGAATCTTTGATAAGTCAATGGTTCCAATACCTGATAAATCTATTTCAGCCTTAATCAATATCGGCTTCAATTGATTTGTTGTCTCTTTCGCTTCCTTGTACGCTTTTCGTATTCCTTCAATGATTTTCTCTGAATCTGTGGAAACCTTTATTTGGGCTTCAAATTGCCCATCTGTAGCTTCATTGAACTTTTTCTGCAAGTCTGACAAGCTCTGAATAGTTTCCGTATATTCAGCATTAATCTTGATATTGAACTCTTCTTCAAGAGTCTTCTCGTTAAAGAAGTCTCGCATATATTTCGGCATCTTCTCGAACGTATCAAAGAAAGAACTTATATCCAAACCGATAGCTATTTTCTGCGCATCACTCAAATTCTCCAAATCCCAGCCGGCAGCTTTCAGCCTCGACTTGTACCCAGATAGGAAGTCTTTCATATCCGGCAATACATCTTCCATATAAATACGCTTAGAGTTTTTCCACGCTTTCCGCAATTGAAAAATATCATCTCTATATCCTCCAGTGAAAGGCAACTCATTATTCAGGCTGGCCAATGCTTTGGGGTATTCTTTGAGAATGGATAGCTGTTCTTTCAGCGGTTTACCCGAAGCGGCTTTGGCAAAATCACCATGTTTGGCTATAACTTTCTGCATGGCGGTGGAATACTCGATATAGCTGCCTGACATGCGGCCAATAATCTTGTTTACCCGTTCCTCCGCATCAATGTAGTCATTGATATTTTCAAGAAAACTGTCATCAAAATAACCGTCAGTCGCTTCATTGGCATGTTCAGACGTACCTTTTATGGCATCCAACAATCTATAAGCCTCTTTTGTATCATTCAAAGCATTCCGAAGCAATATATATTGTTCTGCAAGGCTTTTAACCGTATTTCCTTCATCATCAGTCTTAAACGTTTCATTAAAAGTGTCTGCCCAAACTGGAGAATAATCCTTTAATGCTGTTTTCATTTCTTCAATAGAAGAAATCAGTAAGGCATCATTCGCCTTAAAAGGATCAACATCAGCAAATTTTTGAGCTTCTTTCGTTAAATTCTTGAAACCGTCTTGTGCTCTCGTTGTCAACTCGGAAATACGCTCGTTCATTTCGTCAGCCTTTTGGCCGGACTTATACCATAATTCAGCAATGGCAGTAAACCCAGTAAAAAGAAGCATGTATGGATTAAAAAGCAAACCTTTTAATGCAACTCCTACTTGTTTTATACCATAACCCAATGAGATCATGGCTATACGCCATTTACTTGTTGAAAGTGCAGCAGACATTTCAGCACGAGATATACCAAGTACCTGCACAATATGGCCGGCTTGTCCTGATTTCAATTTTCCAAGTGCCATTAACCGCAAGGCATACTCCTTAGTTAAAGCTCCACTACTTGCCAACGCTTTCCAATCTGCGGTTGTCATGGCATTTCTTGAAGCAATCAACCCTTTTTCAGCGGCAGTTAAAGTGCGGTAACTGGAAGCCATCACTAAATCCGCTGCTGTTTTCTGTTTGGCTGCGAGTGTTCCTTTTATTAATGTAGCATTTGCCACTCCCATGACACGTGTTCCTGCATAAACCCCAGCCCGATATACTCCAAAGGCTCCAACGGCAGCTGCGATAGCCGGTCTAAGTTCTTTCCAATTTTGCGCAAGGGTGGTAAGGCTTTCGGCAGTCCATTTCAATGTACTACCCATTGACTCCGCAATATCACCAAGCATAATGTCAATCGCATCAGCCAAGTTCTTCCATTTGGACTTAACTGATTCTGAAAGAACTTCCTGCATGTTATTAAACATGCCACCATCATCCGTAAGTTCCCAAAGAACATCTTTTACATCCTCAAACGTAACCTTCTTTTTCGAGATCATATCAAGCACTTCACCGGCACTGACAATGCGGCCTTCCAACTTGCTGAATCGCTCGGCCAGTTTATCCACCATAGGAATGTTCGCTTCCGTCAATTGTCGTAATTCCGTTCCTTTCAAGAATTTAGCAGCCTTTATCTGACCGTAGGCCAATATGATACGCCCCATATCAACACCTACACCGGCTGATATATCAGCCAGCCTTTTCATGGTATCATACAATTCATTGTATGGTATAGAATATGCGGAAAGTTGCTTGGCATACTGATTCAAATCCATAATCCCGAATGGAGAAGCAACAGCCAGTTTCTTAATTTGATTGAATATGGTTGTAGCTTTGCCTTCATCTTGCAGAATAGAGGCCATTGCAATTTTCTGATTTTCCAACTCACCACCAATATCAACCACTGCACGCAAAAAGTTCTGTACTGCATAAATGGAGTATAGCCCCAAAAATTCATTTCTTAATTGTCCGACAATACTCAATTGACTGTTCATTGCTCCATTCATATTGAGAGTGGCTGTCATGTGCCGTCTTGCTGCATTGGCTGATCTCTCACGGGCATTAGCCAAATCCAGTTCCGCTTTGGCGGCACGGGCGGCTCTTTGTCGCGCAAGCTCACGTGCGGCTGCGGCAGAAGCTTCCGCTTTGGTTTGAATGGCTGCGGCTTTGGCGGCGCGTAAATCACTTGCTGTAAAGTTTGTATTCAACCCGGCGGCTTGCAAGGCGGCACGAACAGCTTGTGTGGTACTGGCCTTATCCACTACCACATTGATCTTAAACTTCTCACTTTGAAGCAAAGTCTTCATATCACCAACCAACTTCTTCTTGTCAAAACCCACATCAAGTTTTGCCTGCAAATCTTTAGTGATTTCCGCTTTCAATTTTTTACGTTGTTCCGCTGTCTTATCACGGAACAGTATATCAAAATATAAATTACCGAGATCAGCCATATATTATTGTGTTTGTGTTACTTATAATCATTAATGTTAATTGCTGTTTCTCCATTGCCATACTTATCTTTCCAGCGTTTGGCAGCATCCTCTATTTCGCTTACGGAAGGGGATTTGAAGTTCTTCGTATCGTGCTTCTTTTCCTTGTTGTCCTTGTCACAATCTGTAACCACAATAGACACATCCATTGCCAATAGTTCAATTTGTGCATTTGTAAGTACCCAATAAATACCAAACAAGGGCTTGCTTATTGGAATCCCAAATACTCTCAAAGGCTCTGTCAGCCACGGATAGGACTTGCCTATTTCCCACGTTTGTCCGTAGCTGGTTCGTGAAGGATATGCTCTGCTTCCTCTTTTGTCATTGTCATCATCGTGTCCTTCATCGCGGTCAGATATATGGTAGCAGTCAAGTAGTCTTCCACTGGAATTTTTTTTTTGCCGACGGCTATAACCTTCATCAGCTCATGATCTCCATATTGTTTGATATAAAAGAACCATCGCCACAAGAAAGGATAGAAGAACTTGATCTTCCAATATCCGTTCAAAATGATAGCGGCTGCACATTGGCAACTGATCTTATCATCATTTCCCGATTTCTGCATGGTACTGGTGAATTTGCGTATAGTCCCTCTTTTCAGCCATGAAATACCATATTTCTTTCCTCGGACTTCCACATAGTCCACACTGTCTTCCAACACATTATTCAATAGCCTTTCATCCTCCGGTGTAGGAAGTGTTATGTCATTCTTCTTTGTCATATTTTATCGTGTTTTATACGAAAAAAGGTGGTGGCCGGTATCAAGTAGCTCACCACCTTTTCGCTGATATGAATTTTGCAAAGTGTTATATCCTAAGTTTTTTATTCGGACACTTTTTTACGTAAAATGTAAATAGAGGCACCCTTAGCATCATTCAACGGAGAAACAGATACATTAAAGTACCCCGGCTTATCCTGCTCGCTGACGAAGTTGCTATACCCCTCAACATTCGGTAAGAACAAGGCTGTTTGACGGTCTTCACTACGCATGAAGAGTCCTCCGATTACTTTCTTCGGTTCGATATTGTAACCTTCACCTTCATAAGCCTCACCATCAATGGTAGCAGTCATAGTCACCGTTTCCGCTTTCTTGTTCAGTAACAAGTCATTGATCTTTCCTGCCACGGAAGGTACTTGAAACTGAATATCGGAATCTCCGGCATTAGCAACGGAAGTCCAAGTGGCACCGGTTGTCAACTTGATCTTGGAAACATCGGCAGCTCCGGTATCAAATGTAACTCCGTCAGAGAGTACCGGCAGCTCCATATCAAAAGCCGCTAAAGTTGCGAGGTCACTATTGACTTTGGACACATAATAAACCTCCTTCATCTGATTAAAGAGCACCTTTAACTCTTCCAGTTTGGTAGTAATAGAAATCTCTGCCATAATCGTATCTTTTTAAGTTTGTGTCATTTGTTTATTATTAGCTTCGCTTGTATTATTAAGGAATGAAAACCGAGTCCGTCATTTCCTCCGGGAAGCAATCGTGGACTTACAGCTGAAAACAATTCCGTCACTATTGGAAATTTTGAAACCACTTCCATTTGCATTTCATCCAAACGGACTGTATTCTCAATACCGTTTGAGCGATCATGCGCAAAAACGTTTATCTGACAGTAAGTGTCTTGGTAGGTACTTCCTTTATCTTGGATAGTTTGTGGCAACCGGATAACAACAAAGTCCTTCAT